TGTTATGGTTATAGTCTAGCGTAAAATCTGGAAGTATGTCGAGCCTAGGAACATATCCCGAAAGCCGCATTTCTGACTCAAGAAGTCTAACATACTCTGCCTTAAGTCTGCCAAGTGCTGACTCATCATGGATGATACCATCAAGATAAAACTTCTTGATGGGCTTATGATGATAGAAGGTTGGAGGAATGTTTTCTTTACTTTGTGACATACCATATTATACCTACTTATCTTCAAAGTCTTTATATCTATAATAACCTTTATCAAAATCACATTGAACTAAGAAATCTCCCATAAATCCATTACGATTCTTTCTAAAAGCACATTCAATGATGTCACTGTTAGCAGCACGGCCAAGGGCCAATACCCAGTCAGCATCATAAGCGATTTGTCTAGACCAAGAAGTCTGTCCAAGAGTTGGAACACTATTTAAATCGTTTGCATCATCTGGGGTAGCAGATGAGATAGCAATAATAGGAACCTCTTCACCAATAGCCATTAGCTTAAGTTCTCTTGAAAGGTTCTTCATTCGTACCGTTTCATTATCAGACTTTTGATTAGGAGCCATCAACTGAAGGTAGTCAACAATAACAAAATCTGGCTTATATTGATCAATCTTTCCACGAAGAACTGATGGATTAATCTCTCCACCTTGATCATTAGAAATAATATGAAACTCTGGCTTTCCCTGAAGATGTTTAGCGTGCCAAGCTTTAAGAGTTTCTAGTTCAATCTCTCCATTACTTAGTTTTCTATGCGACCAAAGCCCCTCGCCCATAATTGTAAAAACACGATTACGAACTTCTGTTTCGGACATCTCAAGGGAAATTACAAGAGGTGTCTTGCCCTGTTTCCATGCCTGTACAGCAAAGTATAGAGCCATCCATGACTTTCCTATACCTGGGTATGCTAAGAAAACTCCTAACTGCCCTGGCATAATTCCAGATGGTAGGTAGTTATCAAATCCTGGCAGGTTAGTTTTAATTCCTACATGTCCAAGAGCCTGTTGTTCTTTAAGATTTTCAAAGTATGCAATTGCAGACTCAAGATCTGTGACATCAATATCACGAATTGCTGATGTGTTTTTCTTTAATTCTGATGTTTGAGTAATTAAATCATTTAATGCAACCTGTCCTTGATTGTTCTGAACATTGCCTGCTGCAGATCTTAAAATATCCTTGAGGCTATCTGTTAGGTACTCGCCCTGTAATTCTTCAAGGTGATGCTTTGTTGCTCCAACACTTGAGATAGGGGAAAAGTCTCTAAACTTTTCTGTTACAAGTTCTGCAGGTGGCAAAGACTTATTGTTTTCAAAGTACAGTCTTATAAAATTCCAGATATCTCCATGAGTTCTAAGAAGATTATCTACATTAGCCTGCAGAAGTACATGAATCTGTTTATCTTGAAGAACTGCAGTAATTAATTTGGACTCTGTATTATTCACTTAGCCACTCCCTTGCCATTATTCTACGCTCTGCTCTCTCTTTATCATCTTTATTTTTATCTTTTTGTGCTTGTAAAATTTTTTCTGCATTATATGCAAAGTAATTCCAAGATGGATTCTCTGCAACTGAAAAGTAGTACTCAAGTATGTCATAACAACCAGAGATACTGTATGACTCTACAAGGGCATCAGAAGCCCACTGCTCTACGTTTAAATTAAGTGATGGCTTTGACTCGTACCTTGCGGCATGATACTTGCTGTATCTTGAAAGCAAAGCCATTCGGTCTTTGCGATCGGCCATTACTCGTTAATTTCAGACTTTGCTTCGTTAATCTTTTCAGTTAACTTGTCTTCTACAAACTTGTAGACACGCTCGAAGGCATCATTTGTATTCTCTCCATTGCGCTTACTATCAACAACACCAAGATCAAGTCTTAGTGATTGAAAGTTGCCAAGGTTAAGTGTGTATCCAAGTGTAACAGATACATTTGTCTCTTCGTTTTCCATTTTCATACCCTTCGTTAAATTGATTCAGACCAGATTGGAATGAATCGACCATCTTCAGTTCTCGTATATGTAAGTATACCATCGCCCATTCTTCTTGTCAATTCTTGCTTACTAGGCGTAATATCATTTGTAATTAAATTGTCTTTTCTTGGTCTACCAATATGGTATGTAGCAAGTATATCACGTATCTCTCTTACTTGCGATTCTGAGTAGTATGATCTAACTTGAAATCCTCTTGCTCCACCTTTTTGAGATCCCGTTGGAAAAGGGATGATTCCTCGTTTCATTAATGATGGCATATATTTTTTATGACGATTTACAAGTGTGGCAGTTTCACCAACAGTGTATGCTCGCTCTCTTTTCTTTTTAAAATCACTAATTAAACAACTTTCAATTTGATCTTTAGTTATATTATAAACAGACATTATTCCGTTAGATTTATTTAAATGATATACTCGTACTAAATCTTTATTAAGAAACCAAACCTTTTTATTCCCTGGGATTACAGGGAGGACATTGTAGCCTTCGCTCTCAATACTTCCTTTTTTAGCAGCCATGAACCCTCCGCAGAACTTCCTGGTGGATTAAAAAAATTTCTTGATCCACAATGCATGCAGTATGTTTCAAGGTGTCCGACTGTACTGTATTGTCTATCGAGAAACATTCTCCCTCTGCACCTTTTGCACACCAACATTAGTTTGGTACACCAATAATTATTAAGTTAACATTAATGGATACGTTATCTCCAGATGTATTAAACCTTACAAATCCATCAAGACCAGAAGTCGTAATACTTTTTAATACAACCGTAACATTTTTACCAGCAAGAGTGTTGCCAACATTGATGGCTGTTGCCGTTGCTATAGGAGTAAGTCTAAATTCACCAGCAAAAGAATAGGTAAAAGGTTTTTCTTCTCCAGCAGTTTTTGTTTCACTACTTGTAACAATAACATTTCCACCAATTATTCTAACCTGATTGGTTGTTAGGTGTTGCGGTCCATCGTTTACGGTATCAACAGTAACAAGCTTATTTGTTGATGGAGACATGACAGTTCTCAACTCATTAACAGCTTGGGCTAGTTGAGAAATATAAGTTACATCAAGTGGCTGACCACGCTCAGGTAAAGGAATTGTTGCTGCCATACTACTATTATACCACTAAGCTTAATGGGTTAGACTCAAAAAGTGTAGCCTTGACAAACCTCTGTTTAGGAAATGTTGGAACTTGAACTGCAAAACTTACTGTATTATATCCTAATAAAACTAAAATAGAATGTGAAAATGCTTGAACAGAAGCAGCATATTTAAAATTATCTTCTCCCCACTTAACATATAAATCAAAATCAGATTTTAAGTTTATTGGAGGGGTCCAAACAACATTAATAATTTGCTTGTTTTCACTTAATGCTACAGCGTGTGCGATCCAAGGTTCTTGTGGAACTGTTTCTCTATTTATTTCTGGCTCAACATTTATTTTATATCTTGGAGACCAGTGAGAATTTCTATTTTTATCTTCAGAGACTATTCTATATCTAACTAAATAACTTTGCAAGACTCCGTTAAATGCTGGTAAATCTTGTTTTTTAATTATTACTTTTTTTACTATAGGGTTTGACACTAAACAACACCCATCCCAAACCTAAACTCAATGTGGTTTGTAGTATTTGCATTTTTAATAATTGTTTCTGAATTAGTATTTTTAATTACAGAATAGCCAGATAATCCATAAACTGGATTAGAAGATGAAATATTTTCTAGCCTTAGTGCATCTAAGCAAACATAGTAGTTATCTGAAGGAATGTCATTTTTTATTACTGTAATATAAAACTTTACAGTATCTACAATATTCCAAGTAAACCCAGATGTTCTAATCAAGTTTTGCAAGGCAACCGAAGAAACAAAGTATCTATTTGTTGCAAAATCAATTCCTAAGTCTGTTTCTTTTAGGACTACCTGAAGTCTTGCATACTGTGCATTTGTAGCATTTGCTTCATCTGTATCCGAAAACTCAACAACAACTCTTACTTCGTCTGGCTGAATTGAAGATTCTCCATTTTTATTTATAACAGAAAATGCAAGTTTTAGTTGATCAGCAGGAGCATTCTTATTAAAGTCAAGACTTGCGCCAGTTAAGTGTATGTGATTTGATCCTGTTGGAATACCAACTATCCCATTTGCAAGAGATAGATTGCTCATATCTCCTTTTATAACCATTACGTTATTTAAAAACCTGCACCTTTCATACCGTGAAGATCTTTCCTGGTTTGTAAAAATTTTATTATCTGCATTTGTTTGAAATACTGTATTAGCTGTTGCTATAATATTATTTGGTGGATTTGAACCTGAGTCTAAAGGTTCGTAGATTGACTGAATTTCAACAGCACCTGTTTGACTATGGTATTCCCAGTTTTCTGTTTCACTAAAAGAATAAACTGTTTTGCTATCATATGCTCCTGCAGCAGGGTTTGCTCCAGCAGACCAAACTCCGACTTCAGTTATTTCATATCTTTCTGCTGTAGGAAGTTCTGCTGTAAAAACAATTTTTGATTTACCGTTTTCGGTAACATATCCGCGTGAAGTAATTGGTACACGAAACATTTCAAAGTCTAGGGACTCTTTGCTTGAGTAGTCTCCAAGAACTCCATCAGAAGCAAGTGGCTTTGCTCCACAGCCAATTGCAATATGAGAAGCATAAGCAGGAGCCTGGCCAATAAGATATTTAGCCAAGATATTTTTACCTATATTAGTTATCATTTTCTACACCTCTCCATATATTGTACCATTAAGTATTTCTCCACTATCTAATATTTCTACATCTACCTGCTCATCAAGATCAAGAGATGAAACGTTTATAACAAGATCTCCAGTCGTTGGATCTATGTATATAGTTTCTCCATTAGGCCCTGTTCCGTAGTTTGGCAACTTTGACTCTAGTTTTATAGAAAAGTTTTTAAAATATGTATCTGAGGTGTTTTCTAATTTTATAATATTATTTGGGTTGTATTGGACATATAGATCTTTTAGATTTTTAATAGGACTATAGATTACATCTTGTCCATTAACAATATCGTTTCTTGAGATATTGATTAACTCTTGTCCCCCAATATTTTCAAAAACTAACTCTACCATCCTCTCTGGATATAAAGTTGGGTTACTAAGCGCAACAAGGGATGGAGTTGCTGCTTTGGTAGCCTTAGTTAATAAACTTAACTGGTACATATGCTTTTCAGAAATAGAAGTAGACTGATTTGCTACTGCATCTGTTGCCATTAAATCACCTCACTTAAAAATATTGTCATTGATGGACCGCTTTGATCTTTCGAGTACTCTATATTATACACAACAAATCTACTATTTTTTGATGAAACCATATCCATTGAATTATTGATGTAGTCTAAATTAACTATATCTCCTAATTGAATCATAGGGTTTGCAAATATTTTAACTCCAACAGACTTTCTTGGTTTCATTATTTTATTAATAACCCAGGACATTAGGTTTTCTGCAGCATCTTGAGACTGAATGTATGGTACGTCTAAAACAAAATCTTTTTTACCATAAGACATTCTACTTAACTTTATATCCTGATAATCTTTTTTAATTTTAAATGGTGAGACCACTAACGAAGATTCAGTTATTTCTGAATCAGCCAAGTTGCTATTTTTTGAAAAATATTCATCAACCGTTAAGTCTGTGTTAGATTCCTGAGTAAATGTTATTCCTTGTATTTTCAAAAAATTTCCAGATGTTGAGTCTAAATTTAAAATAGTGTCTGTTGAATTAAAAACTAAAAATTCTGCCCCATAAGATCCTGCTTTAAATCCAGAAACAGTATACCCTTTTATTCTATTAAAGGTGGGAGATAGTTTTGCATAAAGGGCTGGATAGGCCTTATCATATTTAATATTAAATGATGCTGCTTCTCGCATGATTGTTCCGAATTCTTCAAAATACATATTAAAGGCAGGTGGTTCAGCAGAACTTATACCAGATAGATATGTACTCTGGACCACACCGCTCACAGCGTATTTCATAAAAGAATCATTTGCATTTATTTCAGAATCTCCAAATGCTGATGCTATTGGTGCATTAATCTTAAACGCAGTATTTTGTGAGTAGTTATTTCCTAAAGCATATATATTTTCAAACATTACTCTCGATGATCCCCTAACAAATAGAGCCATGTTGTTATATACTGGAAGTGGATCTTCGTCATCTACCTCTGCAATAAGATTATTATTTATATACAAAAAGAATCTTCTTCTTTTTCCTATATCTTGATACTCTACAGATAAATCATAGACAGTTGGGGTTTTTTCTGCTGCCATTCTATACTGACCAGTAAATTTTCCATCGTCAACAATTATTCCTGCCAGCCCTTCATATAGTTTAATTGGAATAGCAGATGAGCCAGAGGCTTTTATTTTATAAAAAATTACGTCATTTACATTTTTCTTTTGAGAATCATTTAGATTGTTTGCACCAAGTGCAATAATTTCAAAATAGTAACCATTATTTGTTGATGGATTGATCATGACAGCCAAGCCGCCAGAGCCACCAACTATGCTTATGCTTTTATCTGGAGTAGTTCCTGGAACTGTAAAATATGTAGAAGAACCAACAGAAGTTTGTCCAAGATTCCCATCATTTTCAATTTTTCCAACAATTCTCATTCTAGTTCCAAAGTGCTTATACTTGTTGTTTAATTCTTTGTATACATAAGAAACAAAGTCTAATGGCGATTCTGTTGTGGTAAATCCTGGACCGTTCATAATTAAAGCCGATGATTGCACCGTTCCTGCTTGAGTAGAAAGCATAGCATTTATGTTTGACTCAGATATATACTTCGATGCTAAAGCATTTTTAATAATTCCGTTCCTTGATGTTTTTTGTGCAAGGGTATTGTTAATACCTGCAGGACCTACTGTTGTTAAAGGAGGAGTCTCTTCAAGTTTAAACAAATAGTCTGATTGCATTGTGCATCCCCGCACATTTTCATTGCTAGACCAATAAGGACTGACTCCTGCTGAGTGCGAAGCAACTGCTGTTCCAAATTGCCCTCTTCCATGTTTTGCAACAACTCCATTCTTAAGTTTTATAACTCCAAAAACTTCTTCATAGTTTGGTTCAGCGTAGATCCTTACTAATCCAGTAGGGTAAATCTTTCCATTAAAAGGCAATGAGGAAAAGTATTTTTCATATTCTTGAACATTATTTATCCAAACATTCCCAGTGCCAGAAATATTATATTGAACAGCATCATACTTGATAATTTCTCCATTTGAATAAAAGTATCCGCTATATCTTGTTATAAAGAAAATTCCTTCTCCAAGATCCATAACACTGTCAACAACTTTATTGTTTTTTACTGATGGAATTGTTGAAGATAAATTTGAATTTAAAGGTATTGCACTTAGGGCATAGGTTGATTGATTTTGAATTACTTGATTTACAGATTTTGTGCCTTCTGATCCTCCTAATTCCCAAAGAAGTACTGGCTTATATGCCCAGATTTTTTCATTGTCCACAAGGCTTGCCTGCTTTATTGTTCCAACTGATCTTTGTATAGACCTTGTGGTGTAAGTAATTTTTCCATCATTGTATACTTCGTTATCCTGAGATGTTATTTCTAAAATATTTGAAAGTTTATTATTTGTTCTTTGATTTTTAATAACGCCCGTATCTGAAAAATCTGTAGTTCCATAAAGAGTTACATCTGTTGGTCTTTGAATAACTGATGGCATTATATAATCTTTGCTCATCATAACAAAATTATTGTATTCATCAAAAAACATTGCTGTTTGAGTTGATACTGCAAGATCCTGCAAAACTTCTGCTACACTTCTTTCTGGAGCAATAAAGAAATAAGGAATAATAACTTCAGATTCCCCATCAACTCTTTTAAAAACATAATTAGAAAATCCTATAGAGTCTAATAGTAGAGAAACTGCAGAACTTACAGATGTATTTGTAAGTAAAATTTGTGGTGCAATCTTTGATTCAAAATAAAAAAACAAATCCCTAAGTTCTATAGAAACCTGCTTGGACTGATTATCTAGTTTTGGAAAGCCATCAGAATACATGGTCTTGATTGGCAAATAGTATTCAGTTTCAGAATTATCTGTAATTACTTCATAAATTTTAATTTGAATGTTTTTAGAAACATATCTACTAATAATACTTTCTAAATTGTTTGGATGAAATGCATCATCAAAATCAAATAAATTTATAGAACCTGTTGATGCAAGAAGTTGACCAACTGGTAGACCACTAACCCCTAAATCGGAAGCACTTTTGTTAACAGAAAATTCTAAAACTCTATCACTTAAGTCTGAGACAAGTCTTGGAGATAGTTCAATTAAATCAAATGTAGAATCAAACTTATTCATACTATCAATCACAACTCTTATTCCAGAAATATACTCAAACTCTTTATACTTTGTTTCATTATTTAAGGTAAATGCTGGAGGGTTAGTCAGGTCTGTAACAAAACCTGTTAGTGTTTCAATCCTGTGTTCTTCAAGTTTCCATCCATAAGATGGAGTAAAAGTTTTCCATTCACCTTTATACCAAATATAGTATGTGCCTAAAGACATACTATTAGAAATAACTATGTATGCTTCTCCTTCTTGGGCTGTATCTGGTTTCAGTGTTACTGAAGATAACTCTGCAACAAATTTAAATATATTAGAATAAATGCTTGGAACAATTAGACCATAGGAAACTTCGACGTATCCATCGGAGCCAATGATTGCTTTACCATCTTTTCTTATATCTCTGTCAGAAAAAGATATGGCATCTACCCAACTATTATTTTTTAATACTTGAATTTTCCAGTTGTTTGGAGTTGTTTTATTTATGTCCCCATAGTATGGATCTAAAAATGTTTTATATGAGTTAGAGAATGTTCCATAATCTAATTCTCCCGTATTTGTTTGCATCTTTACTATCAGTCTGTTTGCTGGAATTTTTTCTTTATACACAACAAATGGCGCAGTATCTTCTATTCTGTGCTTCCCATTAATAGTCTTATTAGCAACTCCATACTCAGTACCGTTTTCTGTTCTAAAAGAAGTCCAATACTTGAAGGGATCTTTTTTATCTGACATATAGTATCTTGGTCTTTTTGCCATATTAATATTTGGATTATGCAAAAACTTTCCATTAAGGTATGTTGCTTTATTAATACCAGACCTTGGCCTTTGATAACTAAAGCATTCTTCTAAAGAATATAACATCTTCATTTTTTCTTTAATTGGTTTTAGGATGGTTGGGTTTTCATCATCATCAAATCCACCATCAATAACTATGTCTGCATCAGTTGCCCCAGTATAATATTTAATACCATTAGTTCCTGAGTCTAGTGGATCAAACGTGTTTGGTATTGTTTTATAAAAAGAATCTGTTTGTGTTGGACGATACCTATAGTTTCCTATCATGCGTATGTTTGTTGCAATATTCATGTTCCACTCAGCAATAACTAAAGATTTTGTTTTAACAGAAGAACTTGTCTCTATATAGTTTAATAATTCTTTATCTTGAAACACTACGCCTCTTCCAGTGCAAGGGATACATTCCAAAAATCAAAGTTTAAACCATTTCTTTTTACAACTGAATAGTTGAAGTTTGAAAAAAATACTTCAATAATTTCGTTATATTTATTTACATTATTAAATCTATTATCATTTTTGCTGCTATCTGTGTCTTCAAAATTTGTATACTTATCGTAAGCAAGATAGACCCAGAATGATCCCTGATGGTTATCATACCAATCAAGTAGTTCTACTCCGCCTGAACCACCATCTGTTGTAAATTCTAATGGGTTAGTTCTAGTTACTGTTTGTTGTAGATCTGCTTTTCCATTATAATTAAAGTTTGCTTTTGTGTCATAGGCCCTGGATGGCAGCATATTCCATGATGTGTTTATTTCTAGTTTATCAGCAATATGGTATGACCTCATTCGGCCATTAATCATTCTCTCCCGTTTTTCAATTCTAACAGGGGTAAACTCTATTGCTGACCTATTATCATCAGATAGGATTAAAAAGTTTCCAGCGGTGGTCTCAGAGCCTGTATCGGCCCCTATCTCTTGTCCATCTGGAACATAGAACCCATCAATCTTTGTGCCAGGGTTATCTGCAAATAGCATTGCCTGTGGTCTAAAATATTTTTTTCTACCAGACATATAACTATTAGTTGCCATTAGAATCTAGCCCCCCTAATTCTTTGAGCATCTATGCTCTTTATTTGTACCATAACTGCTCTTGCAATATCGTCTGGTTTGGCATCAGATTTTACATTTAAGTTAAGGTTATAATTATACACTGATCCACCAACTGATTCTCCACTATTCATTTTTTTCATGTTATCTACCCCGTAAGAATCTACAGCATACTTGCTCATAACAAATTCTCCAGGAGTCAACATTGCTGGAACAGTGTCTGTACCAACAGAATACCCCCCCTTGGCAAAGTATTTTGGAACTAGTCCTCCTGTTGCAAACGCTATATGGCCTAAACCTCTACGTTTAGATGTAGGCTCGGTCCTCAAACCCCCATGCAGTGCCTTCATTCTCATAGCTTCTATACTATCGTAAATGTTAGTATAAGGTAAGCCACCCTCTTTCTGACGCGTAGAAGCGTCTTCTAACATTTTTGTAATTGAGTTGCTATGTATTTCGCTACTACGGTTAAGTTCCTTTCCTAGGCTATTAATGTTAGCCTGGCGAGCGTTGTCTGCTAGAGAGTGGGCTCCTAATTTAACTGAGGGTGTATTGATACCTACTTGTTTTTTAGCAAATTGCAGGGCTATTTCTTCTAAAAGTTCACTTTCTCTTCCTATAAGTTCATCTGCTTTTAACCCTTTCCATTCCGACATATTGGCTATTTGTGTTCTATCTTTAGGGCTATAGGACTTTTTTATAAGCTGCAAAACTTCTTTGTTGCCTGGATCACTAACCGCAAGAGGGGCTGGTTTTCCAGCTTTTATTAAGCCTCTTTTTATTAGTTCCTTTGCATATAGTGCAGAATCTGTATATGGACTAATAACACTAGCATTTGATATCTTTAACGCTTGTCCTGGATTTCTTGTCCAGTAAGTATCAGTAGGATTTAGATTGTATGGGAGACCGTTATTGTCCATCAAGTCAGATAATTTAGCAACTATTTTCTGGTTCTCTTTATTCCATGTTCCAAATAAGTGTGACTGAACTACATCTTCTAATGTAAAATGAAGTGTACTTCTCGGGACAGAGTCAAGAGATCCAGGATTATAATTGCCAAAGGGATTAAGAAAAATATCTCCTTTTTTATCACGCACAACTGGATGACTTGTTGAGTGTAGGGCAGTAACATTTTCAGCACCTGTACTCCCACCAGGAATTCTAGAGTTTTGCTCAAGCACTGTTTTCGTCTGCAATGCTTTCTTTTGTTCAATAATCTCATAAAGTCTATTTGTTTTGTAATCAATAATACTTGTAGCATTTTTATTTCCAGTTAAGTGTCCCAACATCATAGCAAAGCCGTCTGCTTGCTCTAAGGTTTGTTGTTTTCCTTTTTTACTAATTGAAATGGATGCTATTACATTATCTAAAAATTTATTCGTATCTTCAGTCATATTATTCTTTTTAAAACTATTAAGCAATAACTGATTCTTTTTGTTCTTGGGATCTAATTTTAAGGCTGCTTTTAATAATCCCTCTGGCGTTGTTTGAACAGCTTCTGCTCCAGGTAAATTAGAAAAATCTTGATTGTGTCCTTGAAAAACAAACTTCTTCTCTTGGTTTCCTAATGTATACGTGGGGAACATCTTGCCATCAGATTCTATATTTTTTCTTTGATATATAGATCTAATTAGCTTGTTAGCCTGTTCATTGCTTGTTTCAGCAATCTTTGGCAATATTGATGGGGCTTTTCCGCCCAGTCCAGCTAATTTCCCTCTCATTGCAAGAACACCTTCACGTAATTTATCACTTAAGAGGCTGGGATGTGCCCACGCAGGCAGGGCGCCTGAAGCTTTTGATAGCACCCGTGCTCCAAGTTTATCTAGTTTTAGAGCTTTGAAAATTCGGCCATATGGGGCAAACATCAAAGCAGTTTGTAAAGCTATCCTTTTAGGTGTGGCTTCATCCATGCTTGAACCAACGATAAGCGTATCAACAAAGTTCTTAATCTTAGATCCAAGTACGCTATCGTTGTCCTGCACCCCACGGCTAGCGCCAACATTTTTAGCTACACCCATCCACTCTTCACGGGATGTTAGCGCATTCCATGCTGTTACCTTTTTACGCCAGGCGCCATCTACAAATTCATATCCATTTTTTGCATACCATGCTGCTGTAGCATTTTTATTTTTTTCAGTATTGCGTGGGTTATATGCTGACATTGATGGCAAAGGTTTGACTCTTGATCCAAAATTACGCATTCCCATATTATGTGGAGCACCACCAACTTGTCCACCATCTGCAAACTTCTGTGCATTTAATTTATTAAGATTGTCCACTCCATACTTTTTAACTGCATCTTTTCTTAATACATATTCTCCTGGAGTAAGCATTGCAGGGACTGTATCAGTTCCTCTAGGGCTAAACATTCCACCCTCAGCCATATAAGAAACCATGCCTCCCATATTCATTCTTTGGGTTGGTGCTGATTCTCTACGTGGCATAGGAATTATTCCTCCAGCTGCAAAGTAATTAGGTTTAATTATTCCACCGTTAGATTCATACCGCGTTGCAAATCTTCCACCTGAGCCACCGCGACTTTCGCTAGGTGCTGTTGCTGCTGCTACCATTGCAGCATTCATTTCTGCATATCTTAATGCTTGGCCTGTATATCTAGCTGCTGACAACGCTCCTGCCGTTCCGCCAACAGATTCTGTCATAGATTCTGATTTTATTATTGCTCTAGACATATTAATAGCTATAGATTCTGGAGACAAAACATCAATTGCTGCTGCAACAGCATTATTTAAAGATTTTGTTGTTGGTGCTGTTACTATTGCTACTCTTGCCATACCTTGAACTAATTTTGTCATCTCGTCTGCTGCTGCAATTGCTGCTGCAGTTGCTGCATCTGCTGCCACATTTGCTGCATCTTGTGCTGCTGCTGCCGCATCTGCTGCTTCTGCTGCCGCATCTGGACTTGCTGGTACACTTTCATCTACAAATGAATTGCTAAATTGTGGTTTTAATGCAAGGGCTGCAGCAAGTTGTTTAGCTAAGCCAATTGCTGTTATTAA